TTTGTAAACTTTTCTTTGCTCATCAGTTAACTGAATATTTCTTTTCATGTATGTTTTAGGCGGTAGATCTAAACAATCTTCTTTTAAAACCCTGTAAGAAAAAGGTTTTATTTTCTCTGACAACTCAGCAAGATTTCTGTAACCAACTACTATTTCAATTTGTCTACCATTAACTACAATCTTACGAACGATAGCATATCTAGTTCTAAAACTATAATATGATTGTTGCTCTAACAACCAAGGGTCTAAAAACCAACATTGAGTGTATAAATCTAATGGGGATTTAGTCACCGGTGATCCTGTAAGTATTCTCTTATACAAAACATTTTTTCCTAAGGTAATTATATTTTTAGTTCTAAGTGCTGATGGTGTTTTAATAGTTGTAGACTCATCTATTGCCATTAAAGTTTTATGACAGTTTAAAAACTTACCTGCAAAGTCTTTACCTTTTTTAGTTGAGAAAGCTTCCACGTTCATAACTAGTATATGTAACTTATGATCCGACTTAAATAATTTATCTAACTCTGTTTGTTGTTTTTGATTAATATTAGATTGCCATAATACAATTTTCTTTTCTACATAGTCTGGCATATGTGTTGGAATTTCACTCTCTACCCAATTTTTATACACACCTTTTGGTGCAATAATAAGGACACCATCAATGTTTCCTTTGCTATAAAGCATAGCAATGTTATCAATTAATACCTTTGATTTACCTGTTCCCATCTCCATAAAATACGCAAATACCTTCTTATCCCAAGACATTTCTAATGCCTTAAGTTGATGAGCATACGGCTTCGTCTTAAATTTAAAATTCATAATTTCTTTCTATTGACAGGTATATAATATGTGTATATATGTTGTCAAGAAATATGGAAGATAAAATAGTATACGTGTTGCAAGATATTCCCGGTAGCAAACTTGGTACACCTAAAATAAATATTTTAGGAGCAAGTAAATTTGGTAAACTAAAAGTTTTGTTGCCAGAGAATGCACAAATTATTTTAACTCCAGGCCCAATGATATCTGAGCTCCGGCAAAAATTAAAAAACTATAGACCACAGGACTACATATTGTGTACTGGTGACCCATCAGTCATAGGGGTAGCGTGTGCGATTGTTTCTGATTTAACTATCGGTGTTTTCAATTTATTAAAATGGGACAAGCAAGAAAAAATTTATTATTCTGTTGAGATAAACTTATTTGGAAAAAGGGAGTCTTGACATTTAATTTCAGTTAACTATAATAGAAAGGATAGAAAGGTAAATATGAATATAGATTTTGAAAATGATCGAGTGCAGTCAGTGACACAAATCGATTCAGCAAAAACTTTATCAGATAAAGTTTTAAAATTAAAAGATTTAGAAGATGAGATTGTAAATGCAGAAGAAAGCTTGAGCAAACTAAAAGAACAAGCTAGGATGCTTTCACAAGTTGAAATACCTGCAATGATGCAGGATATGCATATAACAAAATTAAAGCTCAAAGATGGTGAATCTGTAGAAGTAAAACCGTTTTACAGCGCATCTATTATCCCTGAATTTCAGGATAAGGCTTTTGAATGGCTTCGTAATAATGGCTTAGGTGATGTTATCAAAAATGATATTACCGTTACTTTTGGCCAAGGCGAAGATAACAAGGCAGCACAATATGCTGTCCTTGCACGAGGTCAGGGGTACGAACCTGTCCAGAAGGTAGGCGTACATTCTCAGACACTCAAAGCGGTATTCAGAGAGCGAGTCGAATCTGGATTAGATTTGCCCTCTGATACCTTTAAAACGTTTGCGGGTAACCAAACAAAAATAACAAGGAGAAACTAGAAACATGGAAACGAGAAACGAGAAACAAGTAGCTGTAAAGAAAGCTGCGCCTCTGCCATCAAGTATTTTATTTGAAGCAGATGCACATGCAGGTTTTGAAAATGTTAGACAACAAAGTGTTGCTCTTCCAATTTTAAAACTTTTACAGAATGGTTCAGCCGAAGCACAGAAACGCAATCAAGCGTATGTGGATGGTGCAGAGCCAGGTATGCTGTTAAACACAGTGACCAAAAAAATTTATGATGGTTCAAAAGGGATAAGTGTTGTCCCTTGTCATTATAAATTAGAATATCAAGAGTGGTCTGATTATGGAACTGGTTCAGGGAGACCAGAACAAATATATCCGGATACATCTGATATACTAACTAAAACTACAAAAGACCAAATTGGTAAAGATAGACTTCCAAATGGAAATTATATCTTAACAGTTGGTCAACATTTTGTATTGATAGTAGATGGTGAGAACACAGAGACTGCATTAATCTCTATGAGTTCATCTCAAGGTAAGATAAGCAGGAAGTGGAATTCCATGATGATGTCAATAACATTAAATGGAAAGAATGGAAACTACACACCGCCATCTTTCAGTCATGTTTATAAAATAACAACTGTCTTAAATTCAGGTAAGGGAAATCAATGGTATGGTTATAACGTATCAAAGATTGGTCCTGTACAAGACCAAGCAGTTTATGAAAGAGCTAAACAGTTCTATCAAAGCCTAGCTAGCGGTAATTAAAGTTATAGGCGGCAGAAATGCCGCCTTACTAAAGACAGCATGTTATGGAGAAGTTTAGAAACATATTTTTAGGATTAAGTTCTGCCTATGGTCAAACTAAAAATACGGATCAGTTTGATGAGGATGGCAAACACGAAACAAAATCTATAACAACAAAGGCACAAGTTACAAACCAACTTTGGAAGGACCATTTAGAAGGTAAAGAACCTGCCCTTGGAATAGTTCCAATACGCGAAGATAATAAATGTAAATGGGGTTGTATTGACATAGATACATATCCATTTGACCATAAAAAATTTTTACAAAACATAAGAGATAAAAACTTACCACTATTATTATTTAGATCTAAATCTGGTGGTGCACATGTATTTTTATTTACAAAAGATTTTGTTCCGGCATCTTTGATGAGAGAGAAGTTAAGAAAGATGGCCTCTATACTAGGATATTCAAAAGCAGAGATATTTCCAAAACAAGATTATATTCGAGTTGAAAGAGGGGACACTGGTAGTTTTTTAAATCTACCATATCACAAAGGAGACAACACAGTTAGATATGCATTTAAAGAAGATGGTGAAAAGGCAACACTAGAAGAGTTTTATAAATTGTATGATAAGTATTCTGTAACAGAGAAAGATTTAATTAATTTTAAATCTGAAAGTGCAAACGATAATATGTTATTGGAAGCACCACCTTGTTTGGTAGCACTTCTCACGCAGAAACTAATATCAAAGGGAACTAGAAACAATGGAATGTATAATGTTGCTGTGTATCTTAAAAAAAGATTTCCAGATAACTGGATGGACAAGCTACATGAATACAATGTTAAATTTATACCAGAGCCACTTACACACAACGAAATACAAAACACAATCGATTCAGTATCTAAAAAAGATTATCAGTATAAATGTAAAGAAGATCCTATTGTAAGTTATTGCGATGCAAAGACTTGTGCCAAAAAAAAATTTGGAGTTGGAGATGACGTTCCACCAATAGAAATATCTTCTATTAGAAAGTTTACTTCTGACCCACCAATTTATTATGCAACAGTTGATGGAGAGACTGTTGAAGTAGATGACACCACACTGCATGATGCAGACAAATTTTCTGTGGCCTGTATGAATCAAATAGGTAAACCAATGATACCTGTAGGTAAAATAATTTGGAGGAAGATGTTAGCTAAACTGTTTACAAAACTAGAAGAAATAAAAGCACCAGCATCTGCAAAGATTGAATATGTGTTGCATGAGTTAGTTTTAGAATTTATTAGCAGATCAAAATCTAAATCAATAGAGGATGTCAAACGAGGTATAGCACACACAGAGGGTGGTTATACCATGTTTATGTTTAAATCATTCTGGAAGTTTACAGAGAGATCAAAGCTATGGACTTTGCCTTATCATAAGACACTTAAAAAATTAGAAACAATCTTTGGTGCAAAAGATTTAACAATTAAGATTAATAATAAATCAGTTGGTGTATTGAGAATGCCTGCCATTGATCCTGATAAAATGGATGTAAGAGAAACTAAAATTAAAGAACCTTCTTTCTCATGAGTTGTATTAGAACAAAAATACCAGGTCCTCCGGGCACAGGTAAAACGCATCATCTAATTAATAAATATTTAATTAAAGAAGTTAATGAGAATAAAATTGATTCTAAAGAAATTGCATACATAACTTTTACAAACGCAGGCACAGATGAAGCTCAAAAAAGAATTAAACCATTGTTCCCAGGAAGAGAGTTCCCTTACATATGCACCATGCATTCGTTGGGTGTTAAAGAATTATACATTGATACTTCAAAACAATTATTAAAAAAAGATAAATGGAATGGCTTTAAAAATTTTTCTTCGGTGTGTCAACACTTGAATTTTGATTCAGAATATAATTTTGAATTAGGATATGTGGTTCACAAAAATGATTACATGAACATAATAGAATATTCTAAAGCTAAAAAAATAAGTGTGAAGGAAGCAAACATAGAATTAGATTTTCCAGACATAAATGTATTTTTACTTGAACAAATAAATGCAGATTTAATTTCATACAAAGCACAAACAAGTATGATTGAATACTCGGACATGATTAAAATGTTTATTGAAAAAGATAAGTGCCCACCACTTGAGGTGGTTTTTCTTGATGAGGCACAAGATTTAAATCCTTTACAGTGGGATATGTTTTTTTACATAGAGTCTAAGTGCAAAAGATCATATGTTGCTGGTGATGATGATCAAACTATCTATACATTCCAAGGAGCAGACCCATCAATATTTATTAATTTGAAAGGCATATTAGATCCTAAAATAGAATCAAGAAGAGTTCCTAAATTAATTTATGAAAAGTCATTACAAATTTTAGAAAACATTCACACAAGATTAGAAAAAGAATGGAAACCAAGAGAGGCACAAGGCAATGTTTTTGAAAATCAATTTTTACACAACATAGATTTTAATAAAGGTAATTGGATGATTCTTGCAAGAACTAACAATATGTTAAATCCTATACGACAACACATATCAGATTTAAACATAAGATTTGATAGTAAAAACAATAACTTATTACCTAACGATGTTTTAAAAGCGTACAGAGTTTGGAAGAGATTGAATCAGGGAGCGATAGTTAGTGGGGAGGAAGCAAAATATATTTACGAAGTTTTAAATTATGAAAAGAAACATGTGAAGAGAGGTTTTTCAAAAGGCCAATCTTTAGCAGACACAGAGTTAGTGGACATAGATGATTTAATGATGAATCATGGATTGATGATTACAGGAGATTGGGAACAATTAGACATAGTTGAAGAAACAAAATTGTTTATGAAAAGTTTATTGAAGAGTGGTGATGATCTCATGCAAGATGCTAGAATAAAAATTTCAACTATTCATTCAGTAAAAGGTCAAGAGTGTGATAATGTTGTTTTGTTCCCAGACCTTGGTAAAATTGTTTACAATGCAGCATTAAAGAATCCTGACCCTGAGCATAGATTATATTTTGTTGGAGCAACGAGAGCAAAAGAAAATTTATATTTGATGGAGCCAACCAATAACTACTACTACACAATAGGAGAACCAATACTATGAGTAACAGAGTATTTTTTAAACAAATAGGTGGACAACATTACAAAAAGTTTAAGATACAACCTGCTAGATTTATTAATGAAAATAGGTTATTATTTGCAGAAGGCAATGCAATTAAATATTTGTGTCGCCACCACAATAAAGGAGGAAAGCAAGACTTGTTAAAAGCAATTCATTACATACAAATGATTATTGAAAGGGATTATAGCGATGAGAGGTAGAAAAATGGCAACACTAGACATAGGTTTGTTTACGATGTTGTGCGTGTATTGTTTTCTAACAATGATAAATTAAATGTTTAAAGCTCAAAACGAATGGATCTGCCCTGAAACATTTCCAAATTTAAAAGGTTACAAGTATATTGCAATTGATCTTGAAACAAAAGATTTAAATTTAAAATCTTTAGGATCAGGTTCAATTAAAGGTGATGGTAATATTGTTGGCATATCTGTTGCTGTAGATGGTTGGTCGGCTTACTATCCAATTGCACACGAAGGTGGTGGTAATTTAAATAAAGATAAAGTTTTAGATTGGATTAAAACTGTTTTAGAAAATGAATCAGTAAAAGTATTTCACAATGCAATGTATGATGTGTGT